GACGGCAGTCGCTTTGATGCTCATGGCCTTACAACCGCCCATAAGACGCTCCCTTTCGGCACACGCCTGCGAGTGACGAATCCCGCCAACAGCAGGAGCGTGACCGTTACTGTCACTGATCGCGGGCCGTTCATTGCAGGCAGATCGCTAGACCTCAGTTATGGTGCATTCTCTCGCATTGCCAGTCCTGGTCAGGGAGTTGCCAAAGTGTGCTTCGCCAAGGTATGATTCTTGAGGAAATATCTAAGGCGTCTCTTTCGGCTGGAAGGGGCGCCTTTTTTGGGGAACCGGCCAGCGTTTTATTGCAAAAAGCAACGAGCATGTCGCAGGGTCCGGCTCGTGCTGTAATGTGCTCTTAAATTCCTTTTCCATCATGCGCGACTTCTCCGCTATTGCATCATTCTTCGCAATCGCAACAGGAATGAGCCTAATCATTGGCGCCAGTATTATCAGCACTCCAGCTCCCGCAAAAGACGCATTAGCCTACAACAAGTGCATTCAGCTACATCCGCAAAGATACTGCGCCATCACTTTTCTAGGAGTTAATTGACTTTTCCCATTGGCACCATTGTTGATTTCAACGACGGCCTATTTGGCTGGCGAGGTCAATACAAAGTGGTGGCACAGAAAAGTAACTTTGAACTAATTAAGATTCAAAATCTCGGCACAAAGAGCCAGCAATTTGTAAGCCCTGACAAGCTTCGCCTAAGCCGCTTGTCACAATTCTTCGTAAAGGGCCTCCAGGGTTGACAGGGGCGATGGTACAGGCAATAATGGCATGTCCCTTACAAGACCACCATGATCACTGTTGTCCACGGCGACCAAGAGCTAGACATTGAAACCGTTGAAGATGCCAGATGGGCGCTGGAAGGCGTGTTGAATTCCATCGACGATGGCGCTCGTGGTCTGGAAGGGCTTGCCGACACCCTTCAGGACATTGTTACAGAGTATGAACAAGCCCCCGACGAGGGCTGACCTCAAGGTATTGTTGTTTCACGAGGCGCAAGCCTCTCCTTTCCTTCCCACCATGTCTCGCGCTCTTAAGCCTCAGTCCAAGACCGATCTCGTCAAAAGCTTTATCTTTGACGCTGGCTCTTCCATTGTCTCCGTTGAGTTCCGCAAGGCGGATGGCAGCCTTCGTAAGCTGCAGTTCAACCCTAGAGACACCAAGGAGGTAAAAGGCACTGGCTACGCTCTCAAGGCGCCCAGCATCGTTCGTTGCCGTGACTTCACCATTGCTCGTACTAAAGGGGAAGGCGCTTGGCGTTCCTTTGACTGTGAGCGCGTGGTAAGCATCAAAGCAAACGGCGTAAGTCTGTACTGTTAAATCATTTCCCACCATGGCAAGTAAAATCATTCTGTCTATTCCCACTCCCATTGAACTTACAAGCAGCAACGATCCATCTGTTCTTGGCGGATGTGACAACAGAGGCTTTTGCTATTGGGGGCGATTACTACACAAAGGCGTGTGGGCCTGGAGGTATGCACAAGAACGCGGCGAGAGATGTACGCATTGGCTACCCGCTAATGCCATAGCTCTGCCCACTCGCATCGTTAAACCCACTAGCCGTTCAGTTGCACTTCCCACTCGCATTGCAAGCCATGGCTACCGTTCTTGATCGTCCCAATAACGTCTGGAGCCTTTGGAGCTATGTCGATGGTAAATACCACCACATGGACACCAGCAACGACGAAGCTGCCATCAGGCTTAAAGCTGAAAGCTTGCGCAGGATCTTCACCAATAGACGGTTCCGCGTGGTGGGCGGCGCTTCCATGCCTACGGATTAATTGTTACAGAGTGTGAAGATTGCCGCTGGCGCCTGGAAACGGGCGCTCTTGCGCTTATTGTTGTTTCACGAGGCGAGAGCCTCACCTTCGCTTTCCTCCCATGGCAACCATTCCAACCATCCATCTAAACGGCACGGGCGCCACTGAGCTGCGCTACGAATACTGGGCTGCCCACGAAGCTATTGATGCAGCCATTGAAAAGCTGTCAGACGCTACCTTAAATGGTCGTGATTTCTACCCTCAAGGGCCTGACGCTTACCAGCAGGCTCGCAAGGAACGCACCGCTGCTTTCCAAAAGCTTCATGAGGCGCAGCTTTACGTGGAAGAAATGCTTGCAGGCATTTGTGACCAAATGCCCTAATTGTGAAGCTTTGTAAACGGGCTTGACTTCAGGCCCAAAACCAGCTAATTTTCTTTTTGTCAGCCAACTTTCCTTCAAAGTCATGAGCCACCAATTCACCTCCGGCGTTTTCTTCAACAACGAGCCCGCTTGGCACAAGCTTGGCACTGTTCTCGATGGCACCCAGCCCGCTCGTGAAGCCTTCGCCACTGCCAACGCTGACTGGAGCACCATCAGCACTCCCGTGTTTGATCCTGCTGGCCTGCCCATTCCTGGCTATCAAGCCATCACTCGTGGCGACACTGGCAACGTACTTTCCATTCAAAGCGAAAGCTATTCCATTGTTCAAAACGAACAGCTAATCAGAGTGGCAGAAGCCCTGCATGAAGATGCAACGATGGATGCCGTAGTAGTGCTCAACGAAGGCCGCAAGGTTGCATTCACTGCCAAAGTGAACAATTCCGAAGCTGACGTGCTGCCTGGCGACACCATCCACCAATACCTTGTTGGCTGCACTTCTCACGATGGCACTATTGCTTTCCAGGTGATGTTCAGTCCCATTCGCGTGGTGTGTCAAAACACGCTTTCGTATGCTCTAGGTCGTGCTACCGCTGGTGCATCTACTAAAAAGATGCGCATTCGTCACACCAAGAATGCTAATTCCTTGATTGATCATCTCCCTTCAATTATTGACATGCAGCGTCAGCAATTCACCGCTGGCATTGAAGAGCTAGAAGCAATGGCTGCAAAACCATGTACTGCTGCTCTATTCCGTCAGTATTGCGAGGGCGTATTTGCTGATCAGCTAGTTGGCACCACCAACGACAAGCGAGGCGACAAGGCTTCTGCTCGCCCTAAAAAGCTGGAAGACCTCACTGCTTGGGACAGCGTGGCAAACAAGTTCCATGGCGAAGGAATTGGCTTTGACATTCCTGGCGTTCAGGGAACCATGTGGGGTGCCTACCAAGCCATCACAGAGTATTTCTCCCATGATGCGGGCCGTGCCATTGATTCCACTGATGCTGCCCGCCAGCGCTTGGAAAGCCTCTACTGGGGCACTGGTGCCACCACCATCGCTAAGGCTCACTCCCTGGCCTTGGTCTGACTGCTGCCATAAAGCAATTTGGGCTAGGGGCTTGCGCTCCTGGCCCTTTTGGCTTATTGTCTTTTCAACGAGGCGAGAGCCTCACCGCTTTTCACGCCATGACTGCTTCCTTTTCCACTTTGACCGCTACCGAGCGCTGCCTTGTTGCGGCTCCCTCCAGCCCTTGGGAGGTGTGCGCCACTGTCCATGACTTTGGCGGCATCGTTGATTGTGCTGTGCGCAGCTTCAACGGCAAGAAAGTGCTTAATGCCGTCAAGGTGGGTGGCGACTGCTTCGACATCACACTGGTGAACCACAACCATCTTCAGGGCAGATTTGTCAAGGGCTCCACCATTCGCTTTACCACCACCGGCACTTGGCTTAAGGAATGGCTAAAAGCAGTAGGGTCCACCGTCGCTTTGTAAAGAAACAATAAAAGGGGGCGCTTGGTCGCCCCTTTTGGCTTATTGTTCTTTCAACGGGAGCGAGAGCTTCCACCACCCCCCCCAAAGACCATGACCGTTTTCAAACTGCTGCCCAAGGCCGCCGCCGCCATCCTGGCCATGCCCGGCGTTGAATCATTGGAGCGCTGCCCCGATGGTTGGTGCTGCCATCTCGCCTTTGGCTGGACTACTGAAGCCCTGAGCGGAGGCGGCACGATTATCGACTCAAATCTGGCCACGATTCGCTCCTATGTCCGAGGGGCCTACCGCCTGCCCCCTGTTCCCGCCCCTGCCGCCAAGCTTCCTTCCATTGCTGTTGCTTCCGAAGGCGAACCATCGGGCACCAGCCTTCAGGGCTACGTCACAACCACCTTTGCAGCCCTTGTTGCCACCATGGGCAAGCCCCACGAATGTAATGGCGATAAAACTACTGTGCAGTGGTGCTGGAAGCTGGAAAATGGCGAATCCTTCACCGTCTACGATTGGAAGCAGTGTTCCACTCCTAAAGGCGAATACCAGTGGCACATTGGCGGCCACTCTGAAGCCGCCCTTGCAGCTTTTCAGCGCTTTACTGGCCTGTGCCCTGCTTCCATGACTGAATTTGGCTGGAAGACTTGACTTCTGGCTCGTTTGAGCTTATTGTTCTTTCAACGGGCCGAGAGGCTCTCCACCTGCTTACCAGCCATGACTTTTCGTTTTATCAACTGCAGCAGCAACCAGCGCATCGACGTAGAAGCCGCTGATCACGATCAGGCCCTACGAGCTGCTGCCGCCATCGCAGGCCATTTCTTCCCTGCTTTCATCAAAACCTTCTGAGTAAAACCATGCAAGACATCATCAACATCATTGCTATCAGCGACAAAGGTAAAAGCCGCATTGGTAAAAAGCTAACTATGGCAATAGTGGAACAAAACCACCATGACAAGATGTTTATTGTGATTCCTGGCACTAATCAGTGTCGATGGATTAAAAAAGACAATGATCCTGATTTTTGCATTATTGGAGACGATTGATGATTACCATCCGCACTTTCACTGACAACGGCCCGTATTTTGATGCTTCTTGCGGTTCTTATCAAGCTGCACGCCTTAAGGACATTCTTTTCCATTGCCGCCTAGCAATGAGCGATGGGGAGGACATCATTGGCATTTTCCACGATGATGCCTGCATTGGCATTTGGCAGAACGAGCCAGACGTTGATAGCGATGGCGAAGGCGGTTGGAACAGAGGCCCTAATGCTTATGCGCAATACCGGCCTGATGGCTCCAGCCCTAAGCTGTTCAAGATTCTCTGTGAGGCCCTCCAGTGAGCGTTCTTTCCATTCTTGATTGGTCCATCGACCCTGATAGCGACGTGTTGAGCGTCAAGGCCACTGTTGATAATTTCACAGTGAATTCGTGGCATTGGGATCACAGTGATTACGAAGAAGAGCATGGTAGTGCCGTATGCAAGGCTGCAATCCTGCTGGCGGAGCGTAGCGACTGGCCTACCACCGAAGAGGAGCAGATAGACTTTCTCGATGCTTACGAGCCTTGCTGGCTGCTTGTGGAGGACGTATGAGCACCAACTACTATCTGCATACTTCTGAGTCTTGCAAATGGGGAGCAGTTGAGCATTTGGGCAAGAGTTCACAAGGATGGTGCTTTGGCTTGCATGTTTCCCCAGAAGCCGGACTAAAAGATTGGCAATCCATGTGGGAATACATTGAAGAACTTGTTTATGAATTTAATTACACCATACGGGATGAATATGGCAGGATTATTGACCCTGGTGAATTCTTTACTGTTGTATGGAACAGGGACGTGAATTCTTGCAGGCATGAGCTTGATGATCGCTGCATTGGCCATGGCAATGGCCCATTTGATTACATTGTTGGAGACTTTTCATGATTATCATTGATTTCTTTTCTGAAACGTGCTGCAAGGGCACAGAAATCGTGGAAGGCTGGTATTGGTATGAGGACGATGGGGAAGGCATGGGAGGTCCGTTTGATGATGAAGATGATGCTATACTTGCCGCTGAAAACGGTATTGGCTGGGATTCGCCTTGGCAACTGCACAAATGAAGGTATTAGTGGCCTGCGAATATTCGGGAGTGGTACGCGATGCCTTTATCGAGCAAGGACACAATGCCATTAGTTGCGACTTGCTGCCCAGCGAAAGACCAGGCCCTCACTACGAAGGAGATGTGTGCGACATTATCAACAATGGATTTGATTTAATGATTGCTCACCCTCCCTGTACACATTTAGCAGTTAGTGGCGCACGATGGTTTAAAGATAAACAAGCAGAGCAGATTGAAGCACTGGACTTTGTGCGTCTATTGCTAAATGCTCCTATTGATCGTATTGCTTTGGAAAATCCCGTTAGTATTATTTCCTCTCGCATTCGCAAGCCTGGTCAAATTATACAACCTTGGCAATTTGGCCATGGTGAAACAAAGGCAACTTGTTTATGGTTAAAAAACTTGCCTAAACTCGTTCCCACTAATATTGTTGAAGGAAGAGAAGCAAAAGTGCATCGAATGACACCTAGTCCCAATCGGTGGAAGGAAAGAAGCCGTACTTATCAAGGAATTGCAGATGCAATGGCAATTCAATGGGGAAATTTGTAGGGTCCGGCTGGAGGCGTATAGGGTCCGGCTGGGAATGTATCAAGACCCGGCTGGAGGCGTATAGGGTCCGGCCAGGGTTGTATTAGTACGCTTGTGCTATTGGTTATTGCTATTGCGACTCATTCTCAAAATAGTACACTTGTACTATAGTGCGTTTGTACTACTGCTAAATATACCCTACCTGCTAGCCGTACAATATACCCTACCTAATCGCCGTACAATATACCCTACTCTCGGAGCGCTAAATATACCCTACCTTCAAGGTGTGGAATAGCCTACTCGCGGCGCCTTTAAATATAGCTCACCTATAGGGGCACTAAATATAGCTCACCCGTGAGCTCTTGTTTATCGCTCTCCTTCTCTCCCTCCTCGCTCCCTCCTCGCTCCCTCCTCGCTCCTCCTCGCTCCTCCTCGCTCCTCCTCGCTCCTCCTCGCTCCTCCCCGCTCCTCCCCGCTCCCTTCGACCCATCAGCCTGGCTGATCAAAAAGCCCGCAATCGGGCACTCATCAGCTTAGCCGCTTATCAATGGGCAATATTGCCCGAAAGGATCAGGATGCCTGATCAGGTCCCCATAAAGGCGCCTCGAAGCCTTTATATGGGGAGGCCTTCGCTCCTTTCTTCTCATGGCTTCGCCTCTCCTCCCCGGTGAGAAGCGCGCGCCTCGCGCTCCTCGCCTTTCGCCTTCGCCTCTCCTCCCCGGTGAGCTCTCATGGCCAGAGACCTCCTTCTCTTCTCTTGAGGAGGCCGAAGCTTTCGCGCTTCTCCTCGAGAGGGATCTCCTCGCTCTTGAGGAGCGCTCCTCGCCTTTCTCCCTTCGCTCTGATGCGCAAGAGCTCGAAAGGGATGCGCAATCAGCGCTCCTCGCTCTCGAGCGGGAGCCTCGCCTCGCCTCAAGCGCTCGAAGCATTGCCGCATTGGTCGATCAGCTTCGCGCGAGCGCTTCGAAGCTTCGCGCTCTTGCTGATCAGCGCGAGGAGCTTCGCGCTCGCCTCGAGGCCTCCCTCGAAGAGCTCGAGGAGCTCATGGCAGAGGTTCGCTGGCCTCTCCTCGCTCGCTGATCTTTCTTCTTCTTCGCCTTCTCTCCCATGGCTTCTCTCTCTCCTTTCGCTCTCTGGAAATTCTCAAGGCGCCTCGGTTCGCTCGAAGAGCTCGAGCGCATGCATCCCGGCACAATTGACACGTTCGCGCTCGAGGAGGCTCCTCCTCAGGCCGTGCTGCTTTATGAGGGTGATGTGTGGCTTCTCGTTTGCTCTGATGCTGCAGGCTCCTACTTTCGCGCTCATATAGAAAGCCGAACCTACGTGAGCGAAGAGCTCGAGAAGCTCGAGCTCCTCCTCTTCGATTGGCTTCTCCCTCCTTCCTGACCGGCTTCGCTCTCCTTCTCTTCTCTCCTTCTTTTCTCTTCTTCTCATGGCCTCCTCTTCTCTTCTTCTCGCTCCTCCTTCGCTTCTCACTCCTCCTTCGGTTCGCTCGAGCGCGCCTCGCTCTCCTCGCGAGCTTTCGGCCTTTCTCTCCCGCTTCGGCCTTTCGATCCCCGGCCTTCTCACGAGCGGGAACTCCAATGCGAAGCTCGCGAAAGGGAGAGGCCTCGCCTTCTCCTCGCTTCTTCATATGCTCCCCGCGAAAGGCCTCGCGCGAGCACTCACTCCTTCTTCTCATGCTTGCAACGTGAGAGGCGAGCTCCCCGGCCTTCGGGAGCTTGCAATACGCGAAGGCCTCCTCGAGCGCGCGCTCCTCTTTAATGCTTGCGCCTTTTCTTCTCCCTCTTGTGAGGAGCTTTGCCTTGCCTTTTCTGGCCATGGAGGGCTTTCCACAGTGCCTGGCCAGTGCCGCGCTCGTCGCATGCTTGCCATGCTCGCCAATCGCGAGCTTTTTATCCGCTCCCTCCTATGGGGAGGAGGCCTCGCCATGAGAAAGGCGCGAAAGCTTCGCCTCCCTTTCGCCTTTCGCGGGAATGGCACTCAAGAACTTCCATGGCATGAGCCTTTCATGAGCGCGCGCCTCTCGAAGGAGGAGGCGCTCGGCCTTTCTCGCCTTTATGGAAGCCCCATACCTTCGGGAACAGTCACAATCCCCGAAGCGCTTCGGAACGTTCGCGGGCTTTCGCTATATGACTACGCGAAAGCTCCTCTCCCTCGCCTTCTCGCCATGAGAGAGGCCGGGATTCACACCACGGCTTCTCTTGCTGCAGACAATCCCGGAGGAGCAAGGCGCGCGCTCGAAGCGGTTCGCCATGGCTTCTCTCTTGCTGTGCCCATCCTTCTCCCGAAAGGCGCGCCTCTCCCTTCGAACCTTCTCCTCGAGGCCGAAGGCGAAGCTCCCGCTCTCCTTGATTGCATAGACGGGGATCTCAACGACCTTCGCATGTTGGACCGCGCGCCTCGAGCGGGCTTCTCCGGCCTTGCCGTGATGCTTCGCCTCAAGCGCTCGAGAGGCGCTGATCCTTCGGCCGCTTCTCGCTTCGCTCTTGCTCCCTCCTCTGACTGGCAAGAGCTCGCGGGAGGAGGCCTCGCTCGCTTCGGTGGCCTCTCATGAGCGCCTCCCTTCGCCTTCGCCTCTCTGAGCTCGAAGCGCTTCTCCTCCTCCTCGCTCTCGAAAGCTTCTCTCCCGAAAGCTCCCGCGAAGAAGAGCTCCTCTCCTCCCTTCTCGAAGAGCTCGAAGCCTTCGCTCCTCGCCTCCCTTTCTCCTCCTCTCGAGAAGCTCGCGAGCGCCTCCTTAACTGATCCCTCGAGGCTTGCTAAGCCGGGCCCCCTCTCCTCTCCTCTCCTCTCCTCCGCTCCCTCTCCCTTGAAACTAGTCAACCGCGCCGACGTAATTAAAGCCTACCTAGAACTTTTGAGCGATAACCTAGCGTCCTGTAATGATACCGAATTGATCGATCTTATCGAAAATTATATGGGCGAACCATGGGAGCTTATCGAGCCCCGATGGTTCATTAATTGATCGTAGGCTGTGCTGATTGTTTAGGGCCTCCCGCAGTGGGGGCCTTTTGTTGTGCTTGGTTGGGGGTCAATCCCGACCTTTAGAGTCAACTATTAGCGTTGCTAATGTATATTTTTGTCAAACTGTAGCAACCGATACAGAATGTTTGCCAATCCGATGCTAGTCTGGCGCAGTAACCCGGCAATTATGGCCGAAGGGGCGGTGGGCATCCTGTAAAAAATACGACACCATTTTTCATCCGGTTTTTACCTTTTTGTTCGTAAATTTACTACCACGTTTGTAATTGTCACTAATTGCGCGTAAAGCTAGTCGCGACTGCGCGAACGATTGAACATGGACGATGGGGAGTGAGCGCATTAAAACTCTAATGATTTAACAATTGCTTCACCTACTGCTTTTGTCACAAGCTTTAATTCTTCGTGCGTAGCATTGTTTTTTATTAAATTAGCTCGATAACTAATAATCCATACATTGCCCTTGACATAGCCTTTTGTTGGATCAATGCGATCTAGCGATGGGCTTCCATCCAAGACAATATTGCCTACATTTCTTCGGCACGACCACTCCAAAGGCATTCCCAGAACTGGGCAATGCAAAACAACAAGTGAGCGCACATATTTAGTATCGATATCAAAGCTTAATTGTTTCTCGGCAGCCCTTCGCTTGGCCCGGTCTACCATTTGACAAGTTTGGACAAGTATTGGGTTTTGTTTTTTATATTGAGCGCTGCGCTTATTGTCACATTTCTTGCAAAAAGATTTCCGGCTCTCCTTGGCGCTTGATTTTTTGTAAAACATTGTTACTGGCAGTTCTCTCCGGCAAACAGTGCATTGCTTGGTCAGCACAACGCCCGTCAGAGAAGCAGCAATGTCGGGCATGAACAGTTATAAGTTGCGCTAATCATACAACGATTCCCGATAAACGGCAAATATCGAGATTCACAATAATCGCTTGCTTTTCCCATTGTTCTTCCAGGGCTCATCGCGAAGGTAGCTCCCCAAGAGCGTCAATCATTGCGTCCTTTCTTTTTCTTCACATCGTATTAGTTAATTTCTTCTGCCTGGCCGTGTGCGATCACAATTTCAGCGGCGTCGTCAGCTCTCGCTAAAGAAATATTGAAAGGATGGTTAGGAAGGAGCCCTTATTGTCGTAGGCGCTTGGGGCTCTGCGCGCAGGGCTCCTAGCGGAGGTTACGTGGTGCGGTGTACGAGGCTCCTGGTCGAGAAGGCTTGTAACCGTGTGCATCTCCTTTACCTATCGTAAATCACAGTCTCATGAGACGTGAATGAGACTCACTTAAGACTCCAGTTATAGCTTGAAAGCTTAAGCTTGTGCCAATTAGCAAAGTGGCTAATAGTATGATTTGACGATGGGTTACTACGATTCTCAAGAAACCATTGTCACGGTGACGCAGCACTGGCATGTGCGCGTAGCAGCAAGGCGTTATTTCAACCAGGCAATAGCAGAACTGAAAGGAAGGCTCCAGCCAGAGCACACATGCCTCTGGAAATCCTCTGTGACTAAGTTCAATGGCTACCAGGCCGACCTAGTTTCTTTTGCCATTGACTCTGCCCTTGACTCTGCCCTTGCTGGCTCCTATCCTGATTGGTGACCAGCGTTTTCCCCATGGAACCTTCTTTCAACGAATTCAGCAAAGTAGTTACAAAGTATGTACTTGGCTCTCAAGAGCGTTTCAATGAGCTAAAGGAACGCATGGAAATGTGCGAACATGCCACGAGCAAGGCGGGTGCTGCTGCGCTTGGTTATTTAATTGCCATGGAGGAAAAAGAAAAGGAAAGTCGGAATATTTACGATCTTGTACTTGAGCAAGTAGAAAACAATGGCGAAGACAGCATGATTCGTGCTGAAGCTATTTTTCTTGCCATCTACAAATGGTTAGATGGAAAGTTTGACGGCGAAGGCTACCAGGATGGCGGCGGCGTCCGTGAGGCGCTGCATGAAGCCTTTGACATTCACATGGTTCCGTGGAAGTAGGATTGGATCTGGGTTACAGTAGGAAGTGTTCGTTCTGAGGGGGGCTGTGGCCCCCTTTTGTTGTCTCATGAATCTCAAGGAAAACGCAAGGTGCGACAAGATTGCACGCACTGGCAGGGTTGAAAGTTGGATGGATGATGCTGATGGTCGTTTGCCCGTTAGCTGCACGGTCTTCGTAGTCGAGGACTCAATGGAAGGAGCCAGTGGCATTGAAGACTCCTGGCGCTTTGTATCCCACGGGCTACGGAATGGTGCGGGCGTTGCCATTCATCTTTCTAACTTGCGTGGGAAGGGAGAAGAGAATGGCAAAGGCTTAGTTGCAAGTGGTCCTGTTAGCTTCGGCAAGATTTATTCAACGCTTAATGAAATCCTTCGTCGCGGAGGAAAGTATAAGAATGGTGCTGTAGTTTTGCATCTTGACTATACGCATCCTGATGCTTTGGATTTTATTAAGGCTTCCAGGAAAGAACTGCCATGGACTAAGCGCTGCTTGAATGTAGATGACAACTTCCTGAAAGATTCTTCTCCTGAGCTAATTGATGCTTTGCTGCAAGGCATTAGCTCTGGCGACGTCTGGTTAAATAAGATTCGCTATGACGACAATGGCAATCGTCTTCGCGCCAATGTTTGCCTGGAAGTATATTTGCCCCATCGTGGCACTTGCTTGCTGCAGCATGTAAATATGGGCGCTTGCGGCATTGACGATTTGTCAAATGCCTTTGTAGAGGGCATGGAGCAGCTTTGCCAGCTTCACCCTTCTACGGGCGTGGGCGACACTGGCGAATATCTTTCCCCTGCCATTGATAAGCAAGTGGGACTAGGCATGTTGGGCTTAGCCAATTTCTTAGCTAATCAAGGCGTGTCGTATGAAGATTTTGGCAAAGCCCTTGAGGCTTACCTAAGCGATGATCTTCGTGCTTGGGAAACCAAATGGTTTGATACCATTGCAGGTCAAATCGTGTGGAAGCTTGACAATGCCATTGAAGATGCAGCGGCAGTAGCTCGTGGCTATGGCATGGACCGTGCTTTCTGCATTGCTCCCACAGCCTCATGCTCCTATCGCTATCTCGACAAGAAAGGCTTTACTACAACGCCTGAAATTGCGCCTCCCATTGATCGCATTGTTGATCGTGACAGCGAAACCATGGGCGTAGAGCGTTTTGAATATGGCGCAGTGGAAATTGCTGAGGAAGTGGGTTGGAAATCATTCCGCAGAGTAGCGGACGGCATTGTTTCCTTATATCAAGAAACTGGCTTATTCCATGGCTATTCCATGAATTTTTGGTCAGACCTAGTAATTTGCGATAGGAATTTCCTGCAGGAGTGGCTAGACAGTCCTCAAACTTCTATGTATTACGCTCTTCAAGTGCAGAGTGGCACACAAGCGAAGGATAGCGTTGGTGTAGAATTGGGAGAGAGTCTGAATGACTTTTTCAACTTAGAGGACGACACTGAAGCCTGCCCTTTAGATGTTGGCTTTTGCAGTAGTTGTGCTGAATAAACCTTGAAAAAAGGAGGGGCAGCTTTGCTGTCTCTTCTTGTCTGTATTGTTTTCCATTGCTTGTAAAAAATGTCCACAAAGCTTGATTACTTTTCCGCTGTTGCCAAGAAGCGCCCTTGGCAGGCAGTTCCTGTCACCAGTGGGCAATTTGTCGATGGTGCAGAAGAAACCATTTTCCGTGCCCTTGCTATTCGTCACCTTGAACTGCCTGTAAAGGACATGCTCCTAGAGGGACTCAGAGGGGATCTGCCAAATACTCCTGGCCTGATTGCTTCCATTGAAAGCAACATCCTGGACGAAGAGCGCCATGACCTGGCTCTTAATTATGTAGCAGAAGCTCATGGCATCGACGAGAAGGCCGAGAAGGAGGCATTGCGCATTCGTCAGGCATGGATTGATCATCCTGCTTTCCCCATGGCCAAGGTGGCTGTCCTGGAGCGGAGCTTGTTCTTTACCATTCTTCCGTTCTTTCGTTTCAATGGCGATAAAGGGCTGCGGACAGTAGCGAGTGACATTAGTCGCGACGAGATCTGCCACGCATATTGCCATACGCAAATCTGCGAAGAAGTGGGAGAGAAGTATGGCGAAAGCTTGAATAAGCTTCGCAAGATGACGGCGCTATGGATTTATGACAAGCTTGGAAAGTCGTCTAATAAGTACCTGGATAAGGACTTTTGGCTGCGTCAAAGCGATAGCTTATTCTTTAGCGGCAAAGCTCCCGAGCTGAACGGCACCACTGCTAGCGTCATGCCAAGTTTCTTTGAAACAAATGCGCTAAACCTGCCTGCTTACGGAGCTGCATAATGCTATATTAACGGCAACACCTCCTAAGCCTCTTAACAATGCTCAAACAAGGAGGTCGCTGGCTCTGAAGTGTTGGCACACGTCATGCTCATAGCATGGAATCCTGGGTTCGATTCCCAGCAGCGCCCTTTCCCATAGCCCTTTCATGAGCGCCTTCGTCATTGCAGACACTCATTTCGGACATGCTAAAAGCTTGTCCTTCATGCAGCCCGACGGCTCGCCATTGCGTCCATTCTCTTCCGTTGAGGAGATGGACGAAACAATGGTGGAACGATGGAATGCAACAGTAGGCAAGAAAGATACTATTTACCATTTAGGCGATGTAATTATTCCTCGGTCAAGCCTAAGCATTTTGGGAAGGCTCAATGGCAGGAAAATTCTCATTAAAGGCAATCATGACCAGCACGTAAAGCTTTCAGAATGGGCCAAGTATTTTGAAGACGTGAGAGGAGCGTTCTTTCATCCTGGTGATTCCACCATGAGAGGCGG